TTCAAGGATGTATAGGCGCTGAAGTAAGCGGAGTCAGTGTCTCCATAAATGATGCTTTTGCCGATGTGGTTGTATTCGCCTGTGATGACTTCGTTGATCTTTGCTGCCATGTGTCGGGCAATTCCACGCCCTGTAAGTGTAGTTGATTGACCAATACGATTATCGAAAAACCTGCAGCCAGCGTTAAGAATAGCACCATACAGGCTATTGAGGTTAATTTTCTTAACCAATTGTCTCTTATCCCAGTATTCTTCTTCAATTTTATTCTCCGCTTTAATGGCTTCTTTGAGTTTAGCCTGCATCTCTTTACGTTCAGCATACCAACGCTTCAACAAGCCCGGAATAATACCTTCACGCTCATGTGTAAAGATAGTTCCATTGGCACTCAACATCCACGGATTATTACTTTCAAAGATTAATTCATAGATTTGAGCGCCGCTCATTACACTGGTCTCGCCGTTTTCCCAATCAATGATGATATCATGAGCACGGTCTTGATTCATAACAAATTCGTATTCGTTACTGCCAAACTTACCTTCCCATGCACCTGCAAAACTATCGCCCTTGGCAATTTTAGTTTCGATTTCTTCCTTGGTATAATCTTGTCGTAACTGCCCAACAATAGTTTCGGGGCCCATGTTTAGAGCACGAATCACAGATGGATACAGCGAGTTAATATCCATAGACCCGATATAGTCGTGCAAGCCCTTTTTAGGATAAGCAACATAAGCACCTGCTGCCTGATTATTAGCAGTATCATCTCTACGGGGACGACTTGGCACAATCATACCCCTATGATGTGCTTCATTTACAATGGCCTGTTCTGTAACAGCCACAGCACCCATGGTAGTTTGTAGCAACACAGTATTTTCGTGAGCAACTGTATTAGCGAGGTCTAGAAATTTAAGTTTCTTGTCTAACTTATCGAGTAGTGCACAGTCTTGTCTGTTGTATTCGATAAACTTGCGAAAGTCGTTGTTATAGAGTTGATCCAAGGTGCCTTCATAGACAGTCTTTGATTCTCCGATTTCCATTTCGCCGATCGCGTCCAATCGGTAGGTGTGCCGTTCTTCATAGGTGTACTTTCTGTACAATTCGAGACTATCGAGGTGAACACGACCAACAAGGTCATAGGTAACAGCATCCTTCCCATATTTCTCGTATTCTCTCTTTTTAGGCAGTTGACCCCAAAGGCAAAAGCGTCTAGTATCTTCTTTGCTCAAGGTCTTGGTAACTCTATTTACCGTGTAGGGAATATCGAAGCCTTCTGAGTTCCAACCACTTAGCACATCGGCATCTTCGATTAAGTTTAAGAAAGTATCTAACATTTCATATTCAGTTTCGAATAAGATGGTGTTAGGAAATTCTTTGACCTGCTCTTGTGCTTGTTCCATAGTCAGTGTCTTTGGAGGAACAGCAAGACATACCAATGTATCCATCCATTGTAGGTGAACAGCGATGGCAGTGATTGGCATAAATGCATCTTCGGGCGATGCATAGCCGCGCTCTGGATCGAAGTCCACCTCAATATCGAAAAAGGCTACATTTAACTTGGGTGGTTCTTTGCCTAGATAGTTTTCTTCTAGGCAACGGAATACAGGATTAATATCACTTTCGTAGAGTTTGTGATTTGAATGTATTCTTTGTTCTTTGGTGAATTCTTTAAATGTTCGGGCACTGACCTTGTTTAGACTCTCTCCGAAGATTGACTTATACTTGCCCCGTTGGTCGGGATAGTAAAATTGATAACGAGCAGGATATTCTTGGAATATTCTACCTTTCTTAGGATCACGCTCAACAACATAGACAATGTCTTTGTCACGATCCCATCGTGAATCTACATAACTCATATTATTATTTTTCTTTCTTGCAATTTTAGGCTTGCAAATACCAAGGTGCGATTTGTGGCTCGCCGGACCTTACTCACAAATATTTAGCCAGCATCCTGACCAGTCCTATAGAATCTATGCTTACAAGCAAAACATAGTTAGCAAGCATGCCAAATGATTGCCTAGTAAAACTAGCCCAAGCATACAACATACAGCCAAAAATCCAAGCGGGATATAGTAAAACCAATGGAGGATTGGGTACCGTGACCGCCATCGTGATGCTACACGCGATGCTAATAGTCCAAGCCACAAACTCAGCAATGAACCTAATATGATTAGATTTGTAGTCATCTTTGACCCATTGTATAGTATCTAATATAATTTTACGCATCATCGCGCCGATTTGCGTGACCACTGATGTCAACGATGGTTTCCAAATCATCAAATTCACGGAACACTTGATCCCATTGGTCTTTCTGTGCAATCTTAATTGCCTTACGAATCACACTGGGCTTGACATCTAGTTCTTCGGCTACTGCTTTGATGGTTTCATTTAGGCCTTCTGTGAGGTCTTGAATTTCCTGCATAACTGTGCAACCTTCTGCTACGATTTGTTTAATCTTTGCTTGTTCAGGTGCGCCAAAACTTTTACTCATAAAAAAACTCCTTGTAAGTAAGTTTATACTATACAAGGAGTTGATGTCAATGACTAATTTATTCACAATGCCATTTACGGAGACTTTTGTTTATACGACTATTTGGATCTCGTTTGGTTTTAGCCCCAGTGCGATGTTTCTTCATACCCTTCATACGAGCACAGAATGATTTACGACGTTTGGAGGCCTTGCTGCCTTTCTTCAATTTGCTAGGTTTGGTAGTAACAGCAGTTTGTAGTTTACTACCCGGATGGCTACGACGATAACTGGCCACGCCCTTTTTGTTTAGGCCACCGTTCTTATTCTTGCCCGACGACTTTTGCCAGGCTTCGGCTTCGCTTAATAGATCTTCATCTTCGACTAGTTCGAGATCTTCCCAAATTGCTTCACTGTCTACACCGTGCTGTTCAGCCCAATATTCGATCATAGACTCGATCATATTAAATTGTTCTTCTAACTCTATATCTTCGTTGGGCACACAATTACGAACTTGTCCACCGTTCTTACCTGTTTTGGTTCCGGCAGCATGATGACCAGGCCAGCATTTGGTATAACCGTTGCTGTCCTTGGCACCTTTCTTAATTTCATTAAGATTGCCGTGTGTTTGACACATACCGCAGTCGGGGCATGTCATTTCCATCATCATATCTTCATTGTGCTTCTTTTTACCTGCACAATGAGCCTTTTGACTAAAGCCTTTAGGATGAGAACAATTGATGCTGTTCTTATACTTTTGACTCCATGATTCGGTGATAAATTCTTGTGCTCTCATTTCTTTTTAGCTCTTCCTGCTTTCATATTGGCCAGCCAGTGCGACATGCGTGCCTTTTCACCTGTAGAGTGTTTGGCAGTATTTCTTAAACTGCTAACTGATGCTTTGGTATTTACTCCGCTGCGTTTGGCAAGTCCCTTGCGTCCAGGGTGCTTACCATCGGCAAAATTTTCATCTAATGGATGATCTTCGTCACCTAGGAATGTGTCAGCAAACTTCTTACACAATGCTCGTATATCTTCGTTGGTAGTTGCTTCTACGGTAAATTCAAAATCTTCATCGTGTTGGCTGGGATCCATATAGCCGCAGTAGACTTTCTTTACTGGGCTATCATTGATTAAATCTGTACAACTACCTTGATAACGATCTGCCATAGCGCCATCACAAGGACTCAATGTTGTCAGTATAATACTACCATGGGGGATCTCGCCGTACTTGGATTCATATGCTGCCATAGCGTTGCGTTCGGCATGACTCCATTTACCGTCTCGGTTAGTGCTGGTACTAGCTACCATGCGATGCTTGGGATCTAGAACACAGGCAGCAACCATGCCGTATTGCTTGGGATCTTTTTGCTGTCCTTTGACGATCTCGGCACAGAGTTCAACTAGATACTTGTCGAGATGTTCTCGATCATGTATCAAGTAGTCTTTCTCTGTAAATTCTCTTAAGTTCATTTTTTCTTGCTTTTGTTTTTAGCACCGTAACTAGCAGCAATGGCCATTTGACGAACTTTTTCTGGACTCTTGTTTTTAAACTGATGATGTCCCTTGGCGTTAGGTGTTTTAGCGGCTTTGCTAAAATCGTTGATGTATTTGTCCACAGGGTCATTGGCTTTGAGCTTTTCGCCTAGTTTAGCAGACAGTGCTTCCATATAACTATCTTCTTGCTTTAACGCTTGTTGTTTGACCATTTTACGGATAAGAGCCTTGTCCTCTTTTTCATCTGGGTGATCTTCGCTTTCGCCCATATCGTGCTCATCGTCTACAGCATTGAATACAGCATCTAGATAGTCTGCTGCTTTAGTGACCTTGCTTTGTTGCCAAGGTTCTAATGTATCACCTTGTGCCTGCATTTGTTTAACAGCATGGCGAAGTTTGGCAGCATGTTTGACTAGGCTCTTTAATTGGCTAGTAGTCATACTGTTGGCTTCATCATTATACCATTCTGGGTTTTCTCGAACAGCATCATTGTGTCCGGCACCTGCCCATTTGCTAGTATCTTTAGATGCAGTATTATAAGAACCCTGACCCCAACCGCCTGTGGCTGTGCTGTGGTCTTCGGCAATACTTTCTTTAACTCCGGCCTTTTTCTTTTTAGCAATAGCAATAGCGGCCTGTTGAGCAGGGCTGCTTGCCTCCGCCACACCTTGTTTTACCGCAAACGCTACCGGTCGATTATACATCCTTCCTGGTAGTTCATTCCCTGCGGGATGGTTGCCATGAACTATGTCAGTCGCAAAGAAATAACCGCTTGCTGAATCCCATTCACCTACATAAACATTACCGTCTTTGGTTTTTAGGTAAAGTTCAGATTGATTTTCATCATCGGTCTTTGGGAACTTATCTATAGGAAGAAATTGGATACCTTCCGCCACACCTTTTTTAATCGCATCTATATTGCCAAACTTACGATAGTATGCTAATGCGTGTTTGAAATGCTCGTTGTATTCACTGGTGCCCTTTTCATAACCGTGTTGTGTTAGTTCACGCTCAATATGACGAACCAATGGCATTTCTGCTTTTAATAATTCTGGTGCACCTTCCGCCACACCTTGCTCGTTAATTCTTAACTGTTTCTTTGTGTAGGCGATATTACTATCAAAACTTTGTTGACCTTTTTCTTCTGTGGGTTTGGTTATATCTGAATGAACTTGTTTTCCACCAGCATAAACTCTTACCTGATATCCCCATGGTGTCTTATGTAGTTCATGTGTGTATGGTCCTATTGTTTCAGAGCGGATAACAGATTCGTTTAGTGAGCCTTCCGCCACACCTTCCTTCATTCTGCGACCATGTTGATCTAATACTATAAGTTTGCCGCCGAATTTTTTAATATGAGCCAATGCCAAGTCTCGTGATAGGAATGTTTTAACAAACTCATTTTTGCTATCAGGAAATACACCATACTCAGTTGGTTCAGGGGTATATGTAAGTTTACCTTTTGCTTCCGCCACACCTTGCTTAACAAACTGAACATTTAATTTAGCATTTTTCCACAATGGATTTTTAGGATCCATTCTTTGCTGTAGTAACCATATAGCAGATACTCTGTGTGCGCCATCTTCAAACTTACCGTTTAATACTATTGCCGGAGGCAACTTCGCTAAACTTTCTGGATGATCCTTCAAGTAAGTAGCATACTCTATAACTTTTTTAGTGACGCCCCAACTATAATCTTTAGCGTCCCAATCATCAACTACATTATTATAATAAGGCACCCCCGGCACAGATGATATAATATCTTTTACAGTCATTTGGCGAGTTTGTATTTTAGCATCGGAGCCAAACTGTTTTGGAGCACCTGAACTTGGTCCCGGTTGAGGGACGCCTTCCGCCACACCTTCCTGTAATCCCGGAATAGGATGTAATCCTTTGGGTATCTGCCCAGTCCAGTGTTGCGACCCGGGCTTTGCTGGTAAATCTCTTATGGCATTTTCTTCCGCTAACTCACACAATTCAGTATGATGTAAAAATATAGTGCTACCACAATCATAACAAGGATAGTTATCAAATGGATCTTCGTCGTCATCGCCACCGCTCATAGCAAATTCGTTCAAGCCTTCCGCCACACCTTCTTCTTTTTTAACAACAAAGTTTATGTTTTTGTTTCCGGTGTTGGGATCAATGTATGTGCTTTTGAATACTTTACCGCCGTGTTCTCGAGCGTAGGCAAATGCTTCATGTTTGTTATCAAATCTATTAGTAGGCGGTTTAATCATAGGGCTTGCTTCTTCCGCCATATCTAATTCACGGGCTTTGTGTTTTACATCACCTTGTTTAGCAGCCTTCTTCTTATCCTTGTGAGCACCGGCACCGCCAGTAGTGGCATTCTTGGCCACAAAGTTTCTTGGTTTACTAGCAGGCACTTTAGCCTTGTCGCCTTCTTGAGCAATAAGATTCTGTCCTGGTTTACGGCGTTGAACACCGCCAATGCCACCACTAACGCTAGCAATGCCGCCAGTACTTGTTCCGCCACTTGTAGCAGATTCTAACGTATAAACGGTAGTGTCTTTAAATTTTTTAGGTTTAAATTCGTTGTTCATTTCTTTTTATTCCTAGGATTCCAATCAGCAACTGGGCTGGTCTTGTTGACATCTTTACTTTCTCTACTGCCACCGGGTGTTAGTTGAACTTTTGGAGTTCCAATCAATCCAGCGGCTGCATTTAAAATTTCATCCTCAGCCTGTGTATATCCAATAGTGACAAATTTTAACCCTGTTGGACCTGCAACATCCATTTTTTGATTTGGCATACCGGCAAGAGCAACACCAAAACGATAAGCAGCATAACCACTACTATTATCTAATTCTGGCCAGATATGACTATTAGGTAGTGCTTCAGCTACATCAGGGTGCCAACCGCTTGCACCTGAATAGTCTTTGGCTTCTTTTACAAATTCTCTTGCTCTCATATCTTTGTCCTTTGTCCGTACCATAGTTCAAACCACGCAGGTGTTCCTGGACGGATATTGTTAGCCTTCATGTATTGCGATTTCTCTGCACCTGTCATGCCGGCACTATCAGCAGTATTTAGTTTAATATCTTCTGCTACTCTTGCTCGATATTCTGCTAGTTTAACCGTGCTGCCCAGTCCGCCTAGATGGCTGGCAATCTTTAATTTGTGTATAGGGTCAGTGGGAGCAAGATAGCAGTCGTTGGGGCTATCTGGTAGAAAATTATCCGAAGTAATCTTATACTGCTTCATCGTAGTTGGCTCTCAATTAGGCGAGCAATTGCTTCTGCCATGGCTAGTTCAACATCTTCATTGATGCCGGGCTGTGCAGGAGCACTAGTAAGTTTAGCCCACATCTTCAAAGGATTTAATTTAACACCTTTTTTAGCGTAGGCATCAATAAAAAATTCTCTGGCTGTTTCGACCTTTTCGTCCTTGACGGGCGCTTTGCTAGTTAGTTGAACAGTTTTGCCATCTAGAGTATCATACATAATGTTATACCATTTAGTATCGATACGCATTCTTGGTCTAGAGATCACATGATGTAGTTCGTTTAATTCGCTATGATCCTCGAGTGCTGCTTTGTTTGCAGCCATCCAACGCCCTAGATCTTTTTTTTCATAGTCTGTAAGTTTTCCACCGGACTTATGTTTGTTTAATAAATTTTGAAAATAAGGATTTTTTATACCTCGTTCGCGTCGTGCTATTTCTAAACGATCTGCATACGAGTCTGGCTTTACAATTTTCTTTGGAGTAGGTTTGCTTAATAATCCGAATAATTCGCTGATATCTTCTTTATCAGTCTTTTTAGGTTCTTCTTTTTTAGGAATACTGCTAGGTGTTCTCTTTAAACTGGCATCACTTTTAGCACGCTGACGATCCCAAGCATTGCTGAGTTTAGTAGCAGTGCTCATGCGGGCTTCATTTAATGGACGAACAATGGCGTTGAACAATCTTTGTTCAGCTACCGGTTGTTGTTGCGGTTGTTGAGATTGCTGTGGTTCTTTGATTCCCATATTCTTCCTTGCTACATCCATTAGATGTTTAATCCACTCTGGCGGTAATTGTGTGGCGCCGAATTGTCCACCGTTGAACGCTTGATTCCAAGTTTTAAATGCTTGATCAGGTGTTCCGGTTTTTAACGCATTTCGTAATGCTGTGCCACTTACGCCAGTACCGCCGGCACCTTCTTCACGTGAAGTGACTTCTGGAATTACCTTGACATTTTCATACCCGGGGAATTTATTAACAGCCTTCATCAATGCCGCTGCCATTTGTTCGGCCATTGTTCCTCTATCTGTACCCACTACAATATAGATAGTGTTATAGCGGGGCGATTTACCTGGTAATGGATTGATCAATTCGTGTTTGACCTTTTGCAGCAACGATCCACCATCCATGGTCACTGTGCTGATATTCTTGACATAATTGGGATACAGCATGTGCCATGTTTTTAATTTATCGGGCACTGGAATAGGATCGTCTTTTCCTTCAGCACCTCCGATAAAGAAGTAAGGATCTCCATTTGTGCGTTTTGCCAATTCAACGGCATGTCCGAATAATTGTTGGTGCCCTATGTGACCAATGGCACTGCCGATGGCAACTACGGCTGTTTTATTTTCATTATCTCTTGGTCGTTCTGTGCGGGCATTTTGTTTAGCTGCTTGTTTAGCAGCAATGACATCACGCTGTTCATTGCTGGTGACTTTGATAGGACCAAGGCGGCTATTGATAACAATACCTTCGTAGTCCTTGCCCAACATGTCCTTACCAATAATATTAGGATCATTGATAATGGCTTTTTCTAAAGCAGCTTTGATTGGTTGTAATTTTTCTTCGACTTCTCGTTTTAATTGTTGGCTAACACGATCTCTCTTGCCTGCTGTGTCGCTGACAATTTGTTTAAGTGCTTCAATGTTTTCCAATGGATTAATAATTTCAGTGACATCCAATGCTTCATTTTGTGTTAGGCTATTGTTGATAAACATAACATTGCCTGCTTGGCCGACACTGAGTAATTCTTTAATAAACCCATGTGAGTCAGGTAAGTCTTCTCCGCTATCTGCATCAACTACTCTAAATGGTACTAGGGCTAATTGTACACCCTCTGGTAATTTGTCGTAGTGTATACCTACAAATTTTAATCGACCTTCTGGAGTTTCTGTAGCAAATGGTAGATATAAAACTTCGCAGGTGACCTGTTTGTTTATTAAAAAATCTGGTCCTAACTTACTATCTACAAGCTGAACAGCATCCATCATCGCATAAAACAAATCATCGAACAATTTAGCACGACCTAACACTTCTGGATCAGTTGTGCCTTTCTTTTGATGATGTGCTACGAAGCCTGCGGCATATCGCGGCTCTGTTCTACTGGTAGCCATAAAAGGTTTACCTTCTGCATTCTTACCGAATCGGCCACCGAATCCGTCTACTTTGACATTTAACGGAATGTTTTGTAGTTTAAAACGACCATTTCCGTCGTGGATTTCGTCTAATAGATCTAAAAAATCCTGAGCCTTTAAATCGTGTAAGTGTGGCATACCCTTACGGAATTGTGCTTTAACTGCTGGAGCAGCGTCGCCTTCTGCTTCTCTAACAGCCATTTTCTTCATAGCAGCACGAGGTTGAGCTACGCCCGGATTGGCTTTCTTAAATGTTTCTACATCTTTAAAATCTTGCTCATAGGCCTTGGCCATTTGTATAGCCTTGGGACGCATCCCTGCCATCTCTAATTTTTCAAGCATCATATCAATGGCAGCAAATTTAGTTTCGGCATCACGTTGCGGATCATCGCGGGTAATCATTTGACTACCTGGTTCGAAACAAATTTCTAGGAATGATTCTACAATACCTGCTTTTTTATCGTGGCTGACATATTTGTTAATTAAGTCCAATGTGCCAATAAAACTTTGTTGTAATTTAGAATCCTCAGGTGTAGGTGCCTGCCCGAAGAACATTTCAAATTGTGCTGCTAGTCTTTGTTCATAGTTGCGCTCACCGCTTGGAACTTCTTGTAGTACAGGTATCCCATTCTTGAACATCGGCTTGCCGGTGTTGGGATCAATATAAGGTTTGAATTTTTCACTAACCCCACCGCCCTGTTTACTGGCCACGGCAAAGGATACAGTGTTTACGACTTCGGGTTCGTTGGAAATTTGTATAGCACGAGTCTTGCCTCGTCCTGCTAATTTTGCTATATAGGCCTGTTTGGCGCTAAGACCACTTAATGATCTATATAGATATTTGTGGAATACACCTTTGATGTTAGCATTGATGTCATTCCACGCACTGCTATGACTGAATTTAAACCACTCATCTGGTGCATTGGTTTCTGGACTATACCTACCAAATTCAAAATCAATTTGTATTTTCATAGGCGGATCTTGAAATTGGAACAGCGCATTGAATTGTTCATTGCCTGCACTAAATCCTAATAAAGTAGTGTCGCCGATTTGTTTATGGGTATAAAGAGTTAAAAATTCTTTTACTTGATCTTCTAATGCTTTATTACATTGAGTATCAATGTCACCGACCTTGGGCTTTTTAGCAACAAATTGGTCATCGGTAATACCTTTGGTATCGAAGAAGTGTAAACTACTACCACCGAGGAACTGCTTACTGCCTAATAGTTCTTTACTCCATAGTGGTGTTTTATACTTAGCAGTAAAGGCAGCATTGATATCATTTAATAATTTGTCTAGTATAGGAACAATGAATCCGCGAGTATGTACTTTTAAATCGATTTCATCTGCACGGTGAGGATTGTTGGCATCTTGTTGGTTGGGTAATTCTAAATTACCGCCTTCTGAGATAACCTCACGCTTAAAAATATCTCTTAAAAACATATTACTGCCCTATCTTGTACTTACCGTGGATGATATCATCTTTGTAATGATCAAATAGGCGTTCGCAGAGATCTTTAATTAATTCTTTGTCAAAGTGATTGCCAGGGCGACCTGGGAGTTTGTGATGTGTGTAGAACTCCATACAGCCTTTCTTGACCATGGGTAGAAAGTCTTTGACAATTTCTTCTTTATTGACACTTTTAGACTTATGTTGACGGTGAATTTTTTTAGCAATATCGTGGAAATGATCTTTGTGTAGTTTATCATGGTCAATTATAAACCAAAACAGATCGTTGCCGATACCGTTATCACCTCGTTCTTTAGACATTTCTTTTTCAATGTCTACGGGTTTGCCGAAAAATTCCATTAGTTTCATAATAGTCTACTAAAAAGTCGTGAGTATATTACTCACTGATAGAGTATTTATTAGATTTTAACCAAATAGGAAATTAGTGATTGTAGAGAACGGACTCAACTTGTCCGCTGGCTATGGCAATATAGCCGCGAACCCAGACAAAATTACCTGTAAAATTATAGTAGTCTGATTCTATTGCAACGTCCATATCGTTATATGTAACAGTGCTACTAGTTTGTACGCTGGTAGTATCGGCAACATTAAACCAATCGGCTTCTACAGGTGCAGTAGCCAATGTAGCCTGCATGGTAATGGTACCTATAAAATTAGTATCATAGTTGTACATTACGGTATGTAGGCCGTTGCTATTGCCATAGTAGCCATCGCCGGGCACTTTGTCGCTGATATAGACCAAGGTACCTAGACTAGTACCTGTATTCCACAATGGATAAACTACCTGTACACTACTAGTACTATCGTATGTGGAAAAAGTTAAACTTTGGCTAATTGCTGACATGTGTTATCCTGATCTAGACTAATATTTATACTAGATCTTGGGATATGTTCTTCGACTTTCTTAACATCTTGTCCCATGAACAAGCCGATCATAGCCAGCGTACCTGAGTCTTCTACATAGATATAGGGGCTTTGATACCAACCCTTGACAAACCAATGAACAGTGCCTCTGGGAATCTTAACCTTTGTGCTATAGTTATGAATCCAAGATTCAAACCGTGCCTTGGTATCTGCTTTACAACTAGGACTAAAATACACCTTGTACTTGTATTTGTTAAAGGGTATTTTATTACACAGTACCTTTTTATGTCCGTTATCGTTCAAGTAGTCTAATTCAGCCGCACTTTCTGGCTCATGTAATTCTACAATGTATTGGTCTAATTCCTTTACCAACTCGTTGTAAAGATCAGTATCCTTGCAATAGATATTAAAGCTATAGCCTTCTACTCGAACCTGTAGGTCCTTATCCAAGAACAGTTCTACACTTCGTGCAAAGTTCAGTAGCCGTGCCTTTTCTTCGGCGCCGATGGATTTAAAATCCCAGTAGTTGGACATACCCGGTCTGGCTCGCTTTAGGCAGTAATTCACAACCTCGTCAATGCCGAATCGTTTAACCATCCAGAAGTTCTTGCCCCAACATTCGATCTTATAGGGCCACTTCTTATAAAATAGTTTAGATGTTTTCAGTGTTCGATGTTTCGCCATCTGTAACCTTTTCTACGGGTAGGATATCAATAATGTTGAGTTTAAGAGTATCTTCTTCAATTGCAACTTCTACAATGCCACCGTTGGTTAATTTGCCAAACAAGATCTCTTTACTTAATGGACGCTTGATCATTTCTTCGATCACTCGTTGTAGTGGTCGAGCACCCATCTTGCTGTCAAAGCCCTTCTTAACTAGATATTCAAGAGCAGCATCATTGGGCTTAACATGAATGTTTTTATCTTTGATCAATGTATTAAGATCGCCGATAAACTTGTTAACAATCATAATCATAGTGGCGTGATCCAACTTGCCAAAGCGGATGATACCGTCTAGACGATTGCGGAACTCTGGAGCAAAGAATCGATTAATAGCATCCTTGGGATCACTATCACGCTCTAGACTGCCAAAACCCACTGCGTTCTTTTCAGCATCGCTAGCACCTAGGTTAGATGTCATAATGATGATGGCATTGCGACCGTCGGCCTTCTTACCATTGCTGCCTGTGATAAAGCCATTGTCCATCAACTGTAGCAACACAGTGAGCACACTTGGGTGAGCCTTTTCAACTTCGTCTAACAACAGAACGCAGTTGGAATTTTCCTGTAGTTGAGTAATCAACTGACCAGCATTGTCGTCGAACCCAACATAGCCCGGAGGAGCACCGATGAATTTGGCTACAGAGTGCTGTTCCTGATATTCACTCATATCGAACCGAACAAGTTTAATACCCATGTTCTTGGCCAACTGTTTAGCAGCCTCAGTCTTGCCAACACCAGTTGGACCAACAAACAAGAAACTGCCCACGGGCTTGTCCAAAGACTTCAACCCGGATTGAGCAATGAATACTTTGTCCAATAGGCTTTCGATGGCTTTTTCTTGTCCATAGACAGTGGCCTTCATGTTCTTTTCCAATGAGCCTAGATTGACGCTTTCTTTACTGGTCAATTGTTCAACTGGTAAGTTAGCAACCTTGGCAACTTCAACAAGAATTTCTTCGTGATCAACAATGCCGCTTTCTTCGTTGTTAACCTTGAAGCGAGCACCTGCACGATCGATTAGGTCAATGGCCTTGTCGGGCAACTTCTTATCGCTGATATACTTGATAGAATACTTAACACTGTCGATAACCGCTTGGTTGGTAATCTTAACATTGTGATGCTTCTCGTAGTATTTCTTCAACCCCTTGATGATTCTGATAGCAGTTGCTTCATCAGGCTCATCAATAACCACTCGTTGGAATCGACGCATTAGAGCACGATCCTTTTCAAAGTGCTTACGATATTCATCCCAAGTAGTTGAAGCAATAACTTTAATGGTGCCTTTGCCTAGTGCACTCTTAAGCATATTAGCCATGTCGTTGCTACCACCGTTAGCAGCACCTGCGCCATTCATCATATGGGCTTCGTCAATGAACAGAATAGCCTTGCCTTTTTTACTCAAGCCTGAGATAACAGCCTTTAATCGTTCTTCAAAATCCCCACGATATTTACTGCCAGCAATCATGGCACTGATGTCTAGGCTGTACACAGTGTGTTCTAGGATAAATTTAGGCACTTTACCTTCGTGAATTTTACGAGCCAAGCCTTCTGCAATAGCAGTCTTACCTACACCCGGATCGCCGATCATAATAGCATTGGCCTTGGTACGGCGTGCAAGCACTAGTTCAATTTCTTCAATTTCTTTATCGCGACCGATAACAGGGTCAATCTTTTTAGCCTTGGCCTTGGCACTGAGATTCTCGCAGAACTGCAGAATCATCTTTTCAAGTTGAGGACTAACTTCGTTATCTTCGTCCTCTTCGGCTGATACTTCTTGCTTGATGTATTCAATGAAGTCATCTTTGTCAATCTTGGCCTTGCGAATGAAATAGTTTGCATGACTTTTCTTTTCAGCAAATAAACTGATAAAGCAGTCTAGTGGTTCAATGATTTGACGATTGTTAAACAGCACATTGGTAAATGCACGATTGAGCATTCGTTCAACTGTGTAGGTTTTCTTTGGTTTTGTAGCACCTGTATTAATAATCTCTTTTAGATCATTGGTAATATAGTCCTCGACCTCGTCTCGCATTTTTTTAACATCGGTACCGAAATCTGTTAAGATTTTACTGAACGGTTCGTTGTTCAACATGCTGAATAAAAAATGTTCTAATGTGATGTACTCATGCTGATTAGCACCAGCAACCTGTACAGCGTGTTCGAAGATTTGCTCCAGATCTTTACTCGGCTCTAACATTCTTTATTTCCTTTTTTTGGCTTTCTTAACCGCTAATGCCCACTTTAGGCTACTTACTCTATCTTGAAAAACTACACCTTCTAAATGATCTAACTCATGTAGAAAGCACTTACAATTATATCCGTCAAATTCACTTTCTTGCCATTCTCCTTTTGAGTTCTGCCAACGGGCTAATATCTTTTTAGGACGCTTAATATTAACATAAATCCCGGGAAAACTCAAACAACCTTCCTCCAAATCCTCAACTTCGTCGGTCCATTTGACCACCATTGGATTAAAGAATGCCTGTGCTGCTTCTGAATTATCTCTATGTCCCATGACAAATACACGCATTGGCAATCCAACCTGCGTTGCGGCTAGTCCGATTCCGTCGAAGGCAAACATAGTTTCGATTAACTCTTTTTCTATCTTTACCGGATCAATGCCATTGTTAGTAAAGTCAAAGTCTTCGACTTTGTGTCTAAGTATAGGGTCGGGAAATTTAATGATGTTTAACATTATGGAAAGGCCTGTGATAGCAATTGACGTTGTTGTTCGGTGAGATTTTTTGGAATAATAATATTTACAGAAATTAACATTCGTCCTTTGAATCTGCTGTCAGCCATTTTTGGCATACCATAGCCTGCGGCCGATAGAATTTGTCCGTGCTGTGTTCCTGGATTAACGGTTAATTCTAATGTTTTTCCATCAATGGTGCCCACCATGTATTTTTTACCCAGCATGGCATCAATGCAGTCTACATCCAACTGAGTCACTAGGTCGTCACCTTGACGTTGGAATTTGGGATGAGGAGCAACACTAACTGTTAAGTGAATATCACCTCGAGGAATGCCTTGAATAGTATCGTCGCCCATACCCGATAATCTCAACACTGTGCCATCTTGAACACCCGCTGGAATCTTAACTTCGATGGTTTGTTCTCTACCACTGGGCAGTCCTACATTGGCAACTAGATCTTTGCCTGCAAAGGCTTCCTCTAGGGTAATGGTAGTTTGTAGATTCAGTGTGTGATTGCGTTGTGGGCGATGTTGATGGAACATATTGCCGAACGGACTACCACCGAAGTGAGCAAAGATGTCCTCAAAGCCCGGAGGAAACCCACTAGTAGAAAAATGGAATCCACCACCCGGAAAGCCTTGTGGCTGCGGATTGTCGTATTGTTGTCGTTTCCCTGGATCGCTCAGGGTTTCGTATGCTGCCTGCACATCTTGGAATTTGGCAGTATCTCCACCTCGATCTGGATGATGTTGAGCCGCCATTCTGCGATATGCTTTTTTAATATCGTCTTGTGAAGCGTTGCGATCTACGCCTAGAGTTTGGTAATGATCTGACATATTGTTATTATACTTCCTTAATAGAAAAAGGTATAGTAGATTATACTATACCTTTGGCAAAGTGTCAAGAAATTATTTTTTATCTGGAACTACTTCTGCACCTTCTAATTTTTTATGCACTTTGATTTTCTTGCAGTCTTGTGCTGGTTGTCCAGTTTTCTTATCGATAACTGGCTTGCCTGCCTTGTCTAGTTTGTCGTGGCAAACTTCTTTTACTTCTGCTTCAGCAAATGCCACTCCGACAAAGGCTGTTGCTAATAATGCTACTAATAGTTTTTTCATTTTATTTCCTTTAAATGATTGGATCAAGTTGTGGTGCAGGAGCCGGCTTGCCCCCAAACCCTACTACTACTTCTGCTGTTGTTGTTGCAACTGGAGTTGCTCCCCAACTTGGTGCTGGGTCAACTGCTGTTGTTGTAGGTGCGCTTCCAAACCCGCCTGGAGTAGGTACTGCGGAGGGTGTACCGAATCCTCCTGGCGCAGGTGTGCCAAATGCTGATGAGCCAAATGCTGGTGGGGTGACTGTTGAACCGACATTTCCAAATCCTCCTAATGGTTGTGAGCCAAAGGAGTTAGTAACTGCTGGCACACTGGGTGTTGGGCTTGTTGGAGATGGTGTACGATCCCAACCTTTATTTGCTGCATCTAATGCTGCTCGCTGTGCATCCTTGTCTCCATTTGACAACATAATACCGGACAATGTACCTGTTAAGAATGTAGCAATAGGAATAATAAGTTCAAAGAACTTTTGGTCAATGGGGCTAATAGCATTAAGTGGCTGTGTTACAAATATCAAAGAATATAATACCACAAACACAATACCGGTCAAGGTTAATGCTAGACAGATACCGATGAAGAATTTCAATCGAGCCATTAACTGCTCTTCGGTATATAAAATAGGTTGATGTTGTTGGTTATTATTTTCCACAATTCGCTCCTTGGGCTGTTGCTGGGGTTGAACAACACGGCGTCGGCGCGACGGAAGCCAACGGTTTAATATCTGCTTTAGTTGGGTCATCTTTTGGTGGTCCTAATCTCGGGTCTCTTTGACCTTTAAAAATATGTTCGGGGCAGGTTCTTGTAACATCACAAGTAGGAAACTTGCATAGTTCCTTGTCCCAGTTTAGTGGATCTTGGCAAGGATAGCGGAATCTATCCCCGCTACACATAGCCATGAGTACTGGTATTGCGATTACTACCGCCGCCCATCTCATTAATTTATGATCGTGCATCATTGTGTTTTGCTCCTTTTGGCTGTCAAGCGCCTAATACCTGTAATGCTTTGTAGTATTTTTCTTTTCTATCGTCTAGGCCTAGAATACCGCCATTAATGCGTTTGGTCATTGTTACAATGTCGACGCTGTCTGCATATTGGTTTAAGTTATTGGCTTCCCAGAACCAGCAAGCACTTTGCACACAACCTTCGAATGTTTTTAAATATTCGCTGGCATCGTCGATGCTGATTTCTAGGCTATCAGCAAACGCTTGGTAATTTGAACGACCAGTTAACTGAATAAGCCCACGACCGCAGAACTTCCAACCATCGCCCGATTCTTCTGGGCCATTGCCCATACGACCGGCATAGGCTCTGTTGGCAATCTTTTCTTGATTGTGAGCATATTGTGTGGCGTTGTCTGCGTTAAAATAACGAGGCCATACACGCACTAGGCTTTCTGCTTTGTAGTTTAGGTTTTCTTTAATAAAATTAAAATTACCACTTTCGTGAGCACATTGTGCTAGAAAGGCCGCTATGCGTTGTGGCGTATTAATTTCATAGTCTGGCAATGCCCGTGATAGAGCATCAAACCAATGATCCAAATAAGGATTCTTTGGTATAATTTGTGCTAATTGTTCTTTTGTTAGTGCTGTCATATTTTATCCTGCTAAACTTGCTAGTGTGATCAATCCTGTTATAGCAGTATTTAACATTTCTAGATTAGCCATGTCATTCATACTCTGCTGAATTCTTGCTGTATTGTTAAGATCTGATATGGCCTGCATGTACTCTTCTTTGGTAAGTTGCCCTGCCTTAAACATTTCTGTATATTGATTAGCGGTGTTGGCCGCTTGTTGAATCGCTGGATCAGGACTTGTAAAGGCTTGTCCTAGTTGGCCTTGGAATGTTTCTACGCTCATCTTGGTCTCTTTCCTATAATAGTTTGCATTGTGTCAGCGTTTGACTCTACGCTGGTGAATTTAATTTTACAAAACCCTGGACTCACTTTATCAAACTTAGCATATTGATCTGCTAGACCTTGTGCTATAGTATGTAAATCTTTACTGGCGCTGATAACCTGTTCATTTCTCGGCACATGTTCGCTGTATAGAACAAATAATTGTGTATCATTTGCTACCTTAACAGCATTGGCCTTGCTGGCCGCAGGATCATCGCATTGTGATTTGGCCAATTGTGCTTCTGCACGAATATCAGTGATCAACTTATATTCATTAGGATCGTAGTGTGTCATTAGATACGCATCGATTACAGTGCATCCTGATAACAACATCAACGGTAATAACAATAGTTTTTTCATTTTATGCTATCGAATATTTTCTTTTGTGCGTTATACCATTCAATCCAATTATCTACTTTGACTTTACACTCGTAGTATTGACCGTAATTAGTAGTGACACTGGATAACACTTGACTTAATTCTATAGGTTTATCTGAATCTAATTTTGCTAGATCAGGGCAGGCTGTGATTAAGTCTTGTGGAACATCGGGGAACTTGACAACAACAGGAACTCCGTTGTCATTGCAGGCCGCGAGTAATAGTAGGGGAAACAACATAACTAATAAGCGTTTCATTTTGTTTCCCCTGTGTTGTTGAATGGGTTAGTGGCCGCGTTGTTCAAGATTTTAACCACAATGGGATCTAATTTACATTCAGCATTGATTATTTTTTCATTGACCTGTATTTCTTTTTGTAATTGAACCTGCACATCGTGTATGACTTGTTTCTGTTTAACAATCTTGGTTTCGATGACAGTATTGACTTCTTTTGATTGCTCTTCGGCCAGTTTAACTTTTTCTTCGGCTTCTCTAACCTTGGCACGCCACGACATTTCGTTGGCATAACTGCCGTAACCATAAACACCTGCTACCATTAAAACGGTTGCTAGGATACGGATTAATTCTTTATATGGACGAAGCGGGGGTAAAAAATTAAGAAATAGTCCTAGAACATATAGTCCAGCACCTAAACCTAAAACACACAAAATTGCTAATTGTAATAAACTATCTGGAATGAAGTTTAAAAACCACACATTACCACCTATTTTTTTGGATGACAACCGCACGGGTACCGTTTCTAATTAGAAACTTGTCTCCAACCTTGTTGATATCATAATTTCCGAGATATTTGTTTAAGAAAGTAACTTGACTATTACTGCTTTCATCTAGTGACAATGCACCAGGTAGTGTTTCTTTTACGGCATCGTATTCACCAATGGCGACTAATATTGCTTCAACATCACCGCTGTATGGTTTGCTAAAGGTCAGTGTGTTGTCTGACTCTAGAGCAACATCTACGCTGCCTTGATCGAAAAACTCTTGCACATCTGTAGTTTTGATTTCTAAAATTTTAGAGTGATATTCTGCAGGTGTTGTGGGAATAGTTTCCATTACAGCCTCTTCGCTGAACTCAACACTGCTTGGTGCGGTTTGATAACGGAATCTCCAATTGTGATTATCAGTTAATTGGCTAACACCTCTCAATAGATCTCTCAGTTGTTCTGCTAGTTTAGGAGTGCGCTCTAGTTCAACAAACACTTGATATTGTCCGTCGTGTTCTTCGCCAGTGCTCATATCAGCATCTAGTACAAAAGTATATCCTTTTTCGATAAACTCCACTAGGTCAATTGCTGGGTGTTTTTCTTTAACACGGAATCCTAGAACAACAATGTCTTGATCCTCGCCCATTTTGCTTTCGTAGCGATCTACTGTAAAAACTTCATTGACACAGTTTTTAAGATCCTTGGGGCGCAGGCTTTCGTTCAATTTAGATTGCTGCTGTTTGGTCTTCATTGCCTGTTTCCTCTTGTGCTACTTCTCCGGTGTCTGCATTGCCATCATTTTTATAACGCATCAATTCAGCCATCTGATTGTGTTCTTGGTTTTCTTTACCTGTGTAGACATCCTGCATCAATTTTTTAGGCATAGTAATTTCTACGACCCAAACTGGATGTGCATCAATCTTACCTTTCTTAGTGCCTGGACGATAGTCGGCAGGTGTTTTAATCTTGCGTGGAATTAATACGTGTTCTTTTTTATAAACAACTTCGCAGCCGTAATCACCCAGGCGCTTGGCACCCTCTGGATCTGGCATCTCATCTTCATTCCACATTAGGCTGCATTTAACAAAATATCTACCAACATCGGGTCCGGCAACTAGTTCGCCTTCTTCCCAGTTCTTAAAAACATAGATATCTAACTCATCAAATACTCGTTCGAAATCTTTGACAACCTTAAATGCGTCATTGTTCTCGCTGAGTGTTTGAATGTTTTTAATTACTTCTATGATATCGTGCGCCATGAGATATTCCTATATCTTATATTTATATGATCGAATATGTAAAGCAGATTAAGATGCTGATCCATTTTTACCCCCTTTTGTCTGGTATTTTTAATTCGAATGTAAATATCTATGCAGGTCGATCTTCAATTTACGGAGGCATAATTTGTCCAGAGCAAGAAGACGTAACGAGAAAGAGCAGGTTCAGCGTGATCCACGCTTCCAACCTGACACAAATAACTTGATTCAAATCAAGCCTTATTTGAAAAGAAATAAGCAGGTAACAATTGTTCCACGCAACCTAGCACAAGAGCAATATCTAGAACTGCTGAAAAATCCCAAGAAATTCATTGTATTTGCCATCGGGCCAGCAGGCACGGGTAAAACAATGTTGGGTGTACAGATGGCTATTAAACAGTTAAAGGAGGGGATGATTAGTAAAATCATTATAACCAGGCCAGCTGTAAGTGTAGATGAGGAGCATGGTTTCCTACCAGGAACCTTAAATCAAAAGATGGAACCTTGGACTCGTCCTATCATGGATGTATTTGAGGAATATTACCATCCAAAAGAAATAGCAGAAATGCTAGAAGATGGCGTTATTGAAATTGCCCCTCTAGCGATGATGCGCGGTCGCACATTTAAGAACGCCTTTATAGTAGCCGACGAATGTCAGAATACTACCACTGGTCAAATGAAAATGTTATTAACTAGATTAGGCGACGGAAGTCGTATGGTAGTTACTGGTGATTTAAATCAAGCAGATAGACCACATGAAAACGGATTGCTAGAATTTTGTAATTTATACGGACAAGGGGGTGATTCGCGTATGATTGCTATGGCAAAGTTTGAATCGAAACATGTGGAAAGACATCCGGTTGTAAGAGAAGTATTATCAATTTATAAGGAAACTCCTATTGATTAATGTATAAAATAACACTGATTTATTAAGAGGAAACCGCGTAGTATCGACCTGCATCGACTACGCGGTTTTGTTATTTTTAAATGTATTATTACTAAATAAAAGTGAGGATCGCGATGTTGGAAGCATCCACCCTCTCTAACAGTTTATAAGGAACTATCAGCAATGTATTTACAATACTATGTCTATGCCTATTTGAGAAAAGATGGCACTCCGTATTATATAGGAAAGGGACAAGGATATCGTGCCCGATCAAAAGAACATCTTGTTAAACCTCCAAAAGATCGATCTAGAATAGTATATTTAGAAAAGAATCTTACAGACCTCGGAGCACTTGCAATCGAACGTAGGATGATTAGATGGTATGGTCGAAAAGATTTAGGAACAGGTATACTTCATAATAGAACAGATGGCGGAGATGGTGCATCTGGGGCTATTCGATCAGAAGAATTTAAACAAAGTGTTAGCCAACGATTTAAGGGCAGGGTTAGTCCTACTAAAGGAACAGTTGCGTGGAATAAAGGGATTCCTATGTCTGATAATGCTAAACAAAAGGCTTCTCAGAAATTAAAAGGAATGACAGCTTGGAACAAGGGAATCCCAGTAACCGACGAATCAAATATTAAACGTAAAGCAAAACAAACAGGCATATTAAAACCAATTATAGTTTGCCCCTATTGCGGGAAAGAAGGAGGCAAACCTGCGATGATAAGGCATCACTTTGATAATTGTAAATTATTGTAATCTTGCTAGTTTAACTAGAACGGCTGCTAGGTTAATCTCTGGGTCAGCGACCAGTGTATGATCAACAAGCCCTTGCTTGATAACCAACACAGCACTATCCTTCTGCTCATCGGTGGATCCTAGTAGATCTAAATTGTCATAGAGCCAACGATAGATATCTTCCATTTCTTCAGGACGAGCACGGCCGCAAAGCAACTTGCGAGCTTCTTGAATCTTGCCCTTCTTGAACAACTCAACCATTTCGATCTTGTAGTCACTGCTATCACCTTCTCCTGCTGTGGGACTGGTTAAGTTAAGGTCTTCGGTGATGTTTTGTTGAACAAGATTGATACACTTGCGTAGATCCGGATAACTTAACTTAACATAGGTATCCAGTGTATCGAGATCAAACTCAATACCTTCGGTTACTAGAATTGTAGCAACACGAGCAGTAAATTCTGTTTGGTCAGTTTTTTCAACGTGGAAACCTTGACAACGACTATGCAGTGCTGGAATGATCTTGTTGGGATAGTTACAGGTTAAGATAAATCTTGCTGTGCTGGAATATGTTTCCATCAGTCCCCGCAGAATAGCCTGTGCGTTCAATGACAAATAATCTGCCTCGTCTAACAACACAACCTTAAATGGCCCAAATGGAATCATCTGCACAAAATTTGTAATCTTGTCACGAACAGTATCTACATTGTTTTCTCGTGATGCATTAATTTCTAATACATCAAAATCTTGAATACCTAGTTCATTCAGCAAGACCTTGGCCAGTGTGGTTTTACCAATGCCTGCTGAACCACTGAACAACAAGTGGGGAATAGATTCTTCTTTAATCCAAGACTTTACTTGACGCTTCTGCGCCTCGTCCTTGAACACATACTCTTCGATAGTTTTTGGTCTATATCGTTCAGTCCACAACTCTTTAGCCATTATACATCCTCTGTAACTTTAATTGGACCGTAAAACCAAACTTCACGATCACTCCACTCCCAACCTAGATCTTCAGGACCGGATTCCCATTCCTCTTG